TTGTATAAAGCTTGTTCATCTACAATAGTATAACCCCAACTCACAGTGCTAGGAAAAGCTATGTAGTTACAGTAAACATTAGTTGTTATTGTATTTGGATATATTTGAATTGTAGTATTTCTAGGTATACCATTTAATGTTGTACCTGTTTGACCAGTTGGAGTTGTTTGAGAAACTCTAACATAAACTGGTCTTGCTAACGCGGGAGCTGTTAGCGGTGAGTTTTGGATATGGTGTATATCGTTTTGATTAATTTTTTCAATCTCAACGTAACCACCTCTATGCTTATAATATAATTCTCCTAATCTATAGTAGTTTGGTAAAGTGCCTAAACCCTCTTCACCACTTGCACCTGACATGTTAACACCTACTCTATAGTTTTCGAATATATCTATCTTTTCTTTTAGCAAATCAACTTGATCAGCATAGGTACTATCATTACCTGGTATTCTCATAAAAGCATTTAGATCATAAAAATATTGCTCGAATATATCTTGTTGAGCTTGGTTTGCTAACAAGTTAAATTCAAGCGGTGTAATATAACCTCTTTGCTCTTTATTTGCTATAACTAATACTTTTTGATATACGTTATCTATATTGACTGCCATAATTTTGTTTTATTGTAGTTTGCAATCGCTCCGTAGAGCGACTGCTACTACAAAGTGATTTATTTTAGTTTCTTTTCAATTGCTTTAAGAACTTCTAGTCCTTCATCAGTTTTCAACCAATGTGCTAAAGCATTGTAAGGATGTTCTTCAAAAGGAACTGTGCAAAGTTTCTTTTTACTGCTAGTCCAAGAAAAATGTCTTTGATCCGAAGATAAAGTTATTAACTTAGCTTCAACAGCTCTTACACCTATGTTTCTTAATTGAACATCATCATCAGAGGCTAACTGTATGAAAGCTTGAGGATTTTTCTTAGCATATAGTAATATATCTCTTTTAATCTCCTTAGAAGACATTTTAGATACCTTACTACCTTCTTCAACTCTCAATATAGCTTCAGCTTCATCTACGCTTAGACTCATTGCTAGTTTAACAGCTTCAAATTCTAATTCAATCCAATCTGTTTGGTTCTCAGCAACCACCTCTGGTTGAAATTCTGTATACAGAATATCTTTTTTAGGGTGATATAACGAAAGAAGCATTTGAAGATTCTTTTGTCTAGCAGGAACTGTTAACTTCCCATCTCTCATAACTATATGACCCAATGTAGCAGGACCTTTTTGTTCGTCTACAAATGGTGAAGGTTGATTAGTTGCGTATCTTAATTCACGCTGATAATTAACTTCAGGATCAAAGTATAGTAATGGTTTTCTTCTTGTATGTCTTGACGGTATTACAAGAACTACCGGAGAGTGCTTACCTTTAATAAGATAAGTTCTATCTTTTACAACCCAATCTTTAGGTTGTGTTATTTTGTTTTTTTCCATGATATAATATAATAAAAGTTTGTTAATAAAATTAAAGGGTCGGGTGCCGAAGCACCCAACTCTTTAAAATAATAATGATATTAGTTTTTCAATAATACGAAGTTATTCGCACCTTGAACACATAAACATCTTTCTGATAAGAAGTTTACTACCATTTCATCAGCATCAGAAGTATAGTTTCCACCTACAGATCCAGTGATCCAAGATTTCATTTTTCTATCATCAGCTTCAGATTTTCTGTATCTAACGTGTAAGAATGGTCTAGATATATTTTTACCTAACGACTGATCGTATACAGTAGAAGTACCAGCAGGAACAATAATTCCTTCAATATCTCCAACTAATCCTCTCGTTGTAGCGTCGTTTAAGTATTTCCAGTCAGATTTGTAGAAGTCATAAGAACCTCTTCTAAATCCAGTGAAACCTAAATTAAGAGCCATTTCTTCTTCGTTGTTGAATACACCGTAAGATGAACCACCAGCAGAAGCAGAATTCGCGTTAGCTAACATGTTGTCAATTTCTAGAGCAGTAGCTCTGTCTAAGAACATCATGTTTTCTTCAATAGCACCTTGCTTATCAAGTTCTTGTAAGATAGTATCAAATTCACCTAAACCGTTTTGAGCAAAAGGAGCAGAACCAGCTACTTGATCGAAATCAGTACCAGTCCACACAAGACCTCTTGAGTCAATAGCGGCAAATAAACCTTCAGTACCTTGAACGTTAAATGCATTAGCACCCATTGTTTGAGCAGCTAATTCACCTTCAACCATTGCCATTTCCATTTGATCCTCAAATCTTAAACGAGCTTCATGCTCAGATTTTAAGTACCATAGGAAACCAGAAGCTCCATTTTCAGAAGTAACTTCAACCCAACCGATTTGAGCAGTATCAGAACCATTAACTTGGTATCTGTCTCTCATGATGATTGGTCTGTTGCTAAACTGAGTGAAAGAAGCATCTAAAGAACCAACGATTCCAGATGAACCTTTTCTGTATTCAGTACCATATACAAATAGCTTAATATCTTCACCGTCTGTAAAAACAACAGCACCAGAAGTATCTAAAGCAGCTTGAGTATAAGGTTGAACTGTAACATTAACGTTGTTAGTACCAGCGATAGCAATAACTAGAGCTTTCACAACTTTACTAGAATCAGCATTAGAAATGATGATTGTGTCGTGTAACTGTACGTTATGGTTAGCAGGTAGTAAAATAGTGTTAGCAGAAGCATCTGTTACTTGAACAGTGTTCGCTCCACTTTCTGCAGCATCATATGCTACGTGTAATCTTCCTTGTTCAGACCAGATTACTTGGTCAGATTGTAGTGGCATTTCAGCACCAACCATCTTTAAGAAACCAGAGATAGTTCTATTTCCGTATCTTTCAACTTCTTTCTCGTAGATTTCAGGTAAAAATTGTTGCGCGAACGATCCACCACCACTAGCACTATCAAATGCTAGATAATTGTCACCCCAAAGGGTTTGCGTAGGAGCTGGAGTTACGTGATTTAGTTCCGCTCCTTGTGCAGGATTAATAAAAGGCATAATTTTTAAATTTTAATTAGTTAAACTTATTTTTATTCATTCTAACTCTAAGCCTACTAGTATCATCTCCGCTAACTACTCTATAAGTGGTTCCACCTTGTTTAACTTCAGTATGTCCTTGTCTTGGTGTCATATCAACATTTTTAGACTTAGCAATACTATCTTTTAAAGCATCAGCTTTACCTTGATTATAAAAGTGATTAGCTATAGCATCGGGGTTCATTGCTGTAAATAAAGATTTGTGATAACCCACAGCGTCTGACATTTCATTATTTTTATTCAAAAACTTTTTGACAAAATTAGATATGTCGCCTTGAGTGTTCTTTACTTCATCAGCATTTTTTACGTTGTATCTGTATTTTTTATCTCCAACATTAAATTCAAAACCTTTGAAATTGTTGTTAAAAACCTTATTAGTTTCCGTGTTAAACACATTTACTTGACGCTCCTCAACCTTTTTGATCTCAGCTTGCTCTTTGTTATATCTATTAAAAAATTCTACAGCTTTCTTTTGCTCAGGCGCTAACCTGCTTCCAGCTTTAATTTCTTCATAGTATTTGGACTTTAGCCCGTCCAAGTGGCTTTTAGCGTTCGCAACTTGCTCTTTTAACGCCAATTTTTTTCTTTTAACATCTCTTTCCTCATCTGCTTCTTCATCGTAAGAAAATTGATCTTCCATTAAGAAGTCTATTTCCTCGCTAGATAAATGAGGTTTAGTATTTTGGTAGTATTCTTTTAATAATTGATTTTCATCTAACGATGCGTAATCAGTGTTTAATCTAACGTAGTCTTGTAAAGTACCACCAGTGTCATTCATAAACTCTACTACCTTCTGTATATTTTCTGGTAAAGGATCTCCAGTAGCCTGTGCTTCAGCAACAGCTTCTTCAACTTCATCAGTTAATTCTTCGGTTCTCTCTTGAACTTCTTCCTCTGTTATTTCTTCTAACACAGGCGTTTCTTCTTCTTTAATCTCTTCTTTAACCTCTTCTTTAACTTCTTCTTTAATCTCTTCCTTTACTTCTTCAACAACAGGTTCTTCCTTAACAGGTTTTTCCTCTTGTTTTTTCTCACTTAAGTCAACTTTAGTAACATCACTTTCTTTTTTAGCAATCTTATCTTCTCGTTCATCTAAGTTTACCTTTAAAACATCTGGTTCATCTTGAACTAGTTTTTTAGGTCTTTTTTTAATTTTAACGGGTTCGTTAACTACCTCTTCACTTTTATTTTCAGTTGGAGGAGGAGTAGACGGTAAATCCGCTTTAATAGAATCTACTGATTCTTTTTGTTCATTTTCCATAATATAATATAATTAAATAATTAAACATTACCTAGGTTCAAAAGCGCCTAGATTAAATCCACCACCAAGTGTATCATTTCCTTTAGATTCAAAGTTTTTAGGTGGTGCATTCTTTGCCCTTTGATCTATAAGTTCAGATTGTTGAGATGCTTGCATTTTAGTACGATCATCTTTACGATCTTCTTTTTGTTGTTCTTTTACATTAACAGCTTCTAATTCCATTTGCTTCAATTGCATGTTAAGTTGGAATTCATGATCCATTAATTGTTTCTTAATTACAGACTCGGCTTGTAGCATTTGCTGTTCCAACTCATGTTTAGCTTGTTCTAATTGAATTTTACTTTGGGTTAAAGCTTGTTCTTTTTGTACTTCCGCTTGAGCAGCAACTTGTTGTGCTTCAGCATTAGCTTGAGATTGAGCTTGTATATTCTCTTGTTGCATCTCTTGATCTTTCTTAAGTTTTTCTCTCCTTCTAACTTTCAATAATTGATTAGCTAGTTTTACGTTTTTAATTTCTCTAAGATCAATAGCATCAGTTAATTCTATCAATTGTTGTTGTAATGCTTGTTGTATATTATTCTCAAGCATTTGTCTTTCTTCTTCATCAGGTTGTAAATCTATAAATATACCAAAATCATATAAATGTAAATTTTTCATTTCATCTAATGTTGCTACATTATGAGTTCCGATGCTTTGTATAAATGCGTCTCTTGTTGGTGAGTATTCTATAATATCAGATATTCTTAATGATAATGCCTCAGCCATTTCAGCTGTTATAAATAAACCAGCTTGTAATATATGTCTTGTTGCTACGTTTGAATTAGCAGCAGCAAGTTTTTGTACACCAACTAAAGCCTTAGCGTCCGGCGTGCTAGCATCTCTTGCTTCATTTAGACCGGTCACGTCTCTGATCATTTGCAGATAATAATTATACGTTTGAATAAGTGATTGCATTTTAGCACCACCGTTTCCAGATTGTATTTCTTGAATAGGCATTTTACCTGGATTCATATCGCCATCAGAAGTCATAGACCTACCTATTATAGATCCCGTCTGAAAGAACATATTTAATGCTTCTTGTGGGTTATAATTTGTGCCGTTACCTAAATCTATCTCAGCAAGACCATCAGCATCTAAATATATGCCGTCAGGTACCATTCGCGATAAGACTTGTTGGAGTTTTAAATGTGTTAACTGAATCATATCAGCAAAACCAGTAATACGTCCTACTAGTGATTCAATTTTACCTTTATACATTCTTGGTGCTACAATACTATAGTTCATTTTAACCTTAGTAAAATCACTTTTAGGTCTCATCATGTTTTTAGCAAGTTCCCATTTAAGTAATTTTTCTGTACCTAAAACTAGAGCTCCTTCGTATAATACCTCTATAGATCTAGACATTTTACCATATCTAGCTTCTAATAAAGCATCCTGAGCAGGATTAAATGTATCGTCTTTAATTATAATTTTACTAGCACCAGTAGCTGTTTCTTTTACTTTATAAACCTCGTTAGCATATGTTTTATAGTTAAAATATAAAACTTCTACTTGGTTTTTATCAACTGACTCAGAGCTACCCATATCTTTATTATAGTAACCCTTTTTTAATTTACTTTGAGATGTTAGTTCCTCTAAATCATCTTGTTTTAAATGAGGAAACTGCTTCATCAATTCATTAACAGGTATTGTTTTAACCTCACCTACATAATATATATCATCAAAATAAGGTGATTCAGTATGAGAGTAAACTAAATGCGCTGGATCAACGTACTCTACCGTAACACCTCTAGATGTATCAAAAGTACATTTAGCTGCTCCAATACCTAAAACAGCTATATCATAATAAAATCTTTTCTTAGTTAACTCATATCTATTACCTTCAAACAAAGTGTTAATAGCTTGTTCTTCAGCTAATTCAACAGCTTGCTTATAGTTTAATTGCATGTGTAATGCTAGTTCTTCTTCTGAATCTGGTAATTTATCTGGTTGATTAGCAAATAAATTTATACCAAAAGCTTCTTCAGCAAATTGGTTAAGTTCTTTTGTTTTAAGGTCTCTAATTATACCTTCCATGTATTTAGTTCTCTTACTAACACCGTAAGGATCTTGAGAAAACGCTTTTATATCATAAGTTCTTTCAGCTATACCGTTAACAACTATATCAACAAACTTAGGTATAATAGGAACAGGTGTCCAATCTAAATTGAGATAAGATAGGTCACCATTTATAGACAATTCATTTTTATACTTTTGAATAGATTGTTCTCCTCTAGCATAAAGTCTTAGTTTATGAAAACTATTTTGATGACTAGAAAATCTATAACCACTGTTGTCACGCTTAAACCACTCGTCTTCAATTGCTTTTGCAACTTTAAGACCGTATTCAATCGTAGCTTTCTCTGTATCGCTTGCGACTTGACTAGGGAAAAAACCTTTTGAAAATGAATTAGCCATATTGTTATTGTATTAATTTTGAATGCATACCCTTCTGTTTATATTTGGCAATGCTTATGTTTAGTTTTTGTTTTTCTATTTTTGCGTTAGGATTATATAAATGTCTATTACAAGCCATGATAGCTAAACCACTACTAATAGCAGCATCAAATGCTGTTCTTTTGTTTATATCAAATCTCGCCCAATCTTGTAGAGTTTCTGTAAAATACATGTCACCATATATTCCTTCACCTTTATGTCCAACATGACCTTGTATATACATCTCTATAGCAGCGGCGTGAGCTTGTTTTATATCTTCACTAGAGTTAGGTATTCCACCAACTTCTCTTTCAGCTACAGATAATTTATTCCAAACTTTATCTGGTCTATTCATACTGTAACCTCTATAACCTCTTCTTCGTAAATAGTATAATAATCTAGGTTTGTTATTTTCCGCAAGTAATGGCATACCATAAAAAACTAAAGCCATTAAAACGTCTTCGAAAAATATATCAGCTGTCTGTGGTCTAGCTATGTATTCTAAGAAAAAACTGTTTGGTGGACAGTTTTCCATAGAAAACTTTGTAAGACCATGTAAAGCACCTTTTGATCCTTTACCATCTACTGTTCCTGAAATGTCATAAGAGTCACATCCAAACGCTCCCATATGCTCATTACCAGGGTATTTCCTATTACCTTTAGTAGATATGTTGTTTTGAAGGTGTTTTGGTGGAACCCAACTAACTTTAAATCTACCATTTGGATCTGGATAAAATATTACTTTAGAATCTTTTATACCATTAATCCATTGAAAGTTACCTGTTGTTAATGTATCACCAACTCCACTACCTTCATTATAATCTATTTGCTCGTATATTTTTGCTAAATTAAATATACTGTTTTTTGTTTCGTCTCTGAAAGCATGTTCTTCAGTTCTTGGAAATTGACGATAAAACTCATTAAGAGCATCACCATCATTTTTTAATCCATCAGCTTCGTTATTCCAATGCTCAATAATTCCGGTGTCGATCGGTTCATTGTAAGGCCCAAAAGTTTCTGTTTCAGGTGTGTCGAAGACAGGCATCCCAAAAGAATCAATGAATCCTTCGTAATTCCATTCCATAGGAATGAACAAACTATATAATCCTGAGCTTGTTTGTCCATTGCGATTTCGTTTTGTGACATCTGATGCATTATATAATTTTTTAAAGTTATCTCCTCCTTTATCTAAAGCGTTAGATGTACTTCCCATCATACACTTACCAATCACTCTACTACCTAATCGTAATGTGGTTTTTGTAACCCTCCAATTATTTAATATGTTATTAGGTCTCTCCCATTTACCTGATTCATCATGTACTAATAACTTTAGTTTTTCACCATCATAACTATTATCACCAGTATTTTTCCAATCAATAGTTGTATCTAATCCTTGTAAAGCTTCTGGTTTATCGGTGCTAGTAATGTTCCGTCTCGTAAGCTTACTTGCTGGTACTCTATAAGCAAGTTCTGTTTTAGGTCGATCCATACCGTCTTGGATTGGTTTAAAGAAAAACGGGTAATTAACGGATATTGGTACGACTTTATCTGTGAACATTTTTTTAGCATCTGGTCCTGATTTAGATAATATTCCAAATCTTGAGTCACTTGATATTGTTGCCAAGTTAACGGTTTCACCTGATGCCATAAAAGAGAATCCAGATCGTCTGTTTTTAAGGTAACACATTCCATAGCATCTTCTGTCTGCTTTGCAAGCTTCCCAGAATATAAAGAATAATCTGTTTGCTTCCCTAAAGTCTGGTTGCCCAACATCAATCTTGGACCACTGCAGGTACATATAATGAGTACCAGTAATATAAGTAGGAATGTCTTTGTTATAAAACCAAAATCCTTCTTCTCTTCTTTTAAACTCATTCTCTATATAATCTATATATTTCTTTTTGAAATCATCTGGATATTGTTTCCAGTCAAAAATCGTTTTAATTCTTTTAAGTTCTTTTGGTTGATCTTTATACTCCCAAGTATTCTTATCAAATTTATGCGGTTTATCTTCTTTAGGTAAAGCTATTTTAAGATTTTGAATTTCATAAACTTCACCTATTTGACCAGTTTTAGATATAACAATAACATCATGCTCTTTATTATATCCATATTCCCATTTTTTAGATTTATTTAATCTTTTAATGGTGTTTATTTTAATATGGTCTAAAACCTTATATAAAGTTTGCTCGTACATTACTTAGATCTTCTTTCAGCAAAACCAGAAAAAGTTTCTTCTTCTTTCTTTTCTTCAACTTTACCTTCTAACATATTTTCTTCTTCTTGTATTCTGTTTAGAATTTCAAAAGCATCAAATATAGCTAGTTTTTTAGTTGCAGCTGCATTTTTTAATCTATCAGCTGATATATCATCATCACTATCTACAATAGCTTCTTTAGCTACTTTAATAAGTTCTTCAACCGCTTTGTGTCCAGCTTGGATTATATTCTTTTTCGTTTCCTTGATATTCATACTTGTTTGTAATTGATTTGCTAAATATTCTATACAGTCTTTCTTCATCTAAAATACATTCGTATTCTGTGTTAGGTTTAAAACCAACTAAATCACCTTCTTGTAATCCAGCTTTTATAAGGCTACTGTCAGCATATTTAAGAACACCTTTTAAAGGTGCTTCTTTATCAATACTATAAATATCATTAGATTCAATTGGTTTTACAAAGCAAAAAGATTCAACAGCATTCCACTTGTTATTTCTTTTATATGCAAATACTTGATCGTGATGAACAAAGTACATGTCTTCTTTGTAATAGCTTTTACTATTTTTTTCTATACCTCTAACATCTTTCCAACGTCTAAATACATTGTGATGAGTTATAACCTCATCCCCTGGTATTATATCTGTTTTAATAGCGCTAGGTATAGCTATAACCACAGCTCTTTTACTAACGTATCTATGATTATAGTTATCGGTATTAAGTATAAGATCAGTACCTTCTATACTTTTAGTATTGGTATATCTGGATTTTAATGGTCTTATTATAAAATTATTAACACCTTGCATTAGTACTCTAAATTGAATTCAACAGCTATAGCCATGTTTTTATTAAAATCTTTCCAAGGTAAAACCTCATCATTTTTTTTAATAAATATCCTATATTTATCGTCTTCTTCAATTATATCAGAGATGATATGCCCTCCGTAAACCTCTTGGCCTACGGAGTAATGCATAGCTTCATTTTTATAATCTTTTCCAATACTAATCTTTCGTATCAGATTCATCTTCCAGCTCTTTAATAGATCCATCTTGAATGTTAATAGATACTTTACCGTACTCTTCTTCTAAGCCGTCTTGCATACCTTTTAACTTCATTTGTAAATCTCCAATAGCTGTCATCATGCCAGCTTTTTGAGTTTCTAGTTGTCCTACTGATAATTGAACATTATTAATTTGACCTATTAATTCTTGTAGACCTTTTAATTGTTCGTCTGTGATTTTTAAATCTTCCGTTTTCTTTGCCATAATTTATTATTTAATTTAACTTAATTTATTGTCTTGCTATTAAGCGTCAGCAAGATCTTTGTACGCGTCTAATGTTTTTAGTGCCTCGTATGCTTGTCTCACATCATTTTTAGCCGAAGCTTTATGATCTGGTGAGTATTTTCCATGAAATGATGTTACTTCAGAACTAGGATCAGCTTCTTTGCTACCTTTGTCTTTGAAAATTAAGCCATTGTAATGACCTAATACGGATTTTACCCATGTTTTTTCGTAAACAGCTTCAGTTTTTAAAGAACCGTCTTCATTGTAAACCGCTGCTGTTTTTTCCACCATTTTGGAATTGTAATTAACGCTACACTGAGCATTGCTAATAACAACGTAAGCGTTGTCAATATCTATGCCTTTCCATGTTAGTTTTCCTTCTAATGCCATAATTTATTATTTAATGTTGTTACTGTATTTATATTATTACGCTATTTTCACATTTTTTACCTATGGCATACCACGACCTCCACCGCCGCCGCCGCCACCGCCGCCACCTTCTCCAGCGACTTGACTTACTGTTGTTGTTCTTGTTGTACTACTATTAGTACCATTTGGGTGAGCACCGCTAGAGGTTCCTACCACAAAAGTTACTACAACTGTTGATGATCTAGAGCTACCTGAGTTTGCAGCTATAGTGTAATTAACTGTTCCATTTCCAGTGCCAGAGGCAGATGATGCGCTTATTGTTATCCATGAAGCACTTGTGCTAGCTGTCCAGCTTATATATGTACCTGTTGAAACTGTTACTGAACCAGTTGCTCCACTAGCAGAATTATTTGCATCTTGATATGGTGATGTACTAGGAACAGCATTATCTTGATACTTATACCACTCACTTATGTAAGCTGGGTTGTTAGTGTCTGGTTTATTTGCATTACTATTAATAGTATTTATAGTTCCATAAATACCTCCGTTAGCCTGACCTAATCTAAAAGGATTTTCATCACTATCTATTTCCGCCATTATGTCAGAGAACTTTATAAGTCCCGATGCTTGCATTGTCATTATATAATCTTTAAAGGTATTTTATAATTCTTTTCATTATAATATTCATTAGCTGGTGGATCTATATCTACGTCAGTTAAAGTTAAATTATAATCATCAAACAGATAACTCCAGTCAGTATCACTGTTTTTATTATTCCACCATGTTACTTTACAACCAGGTTTTGCTACATTAAAAACAAATGAAACAAAATTGTCTAAATTATCATCTGCATAAGTATCTTGTAATATTGCATCATAATGACTTAGATCTTCTTTTTTTTCTAACCACGTACCCTCAATAATAATAACATTTGCCTTGTCACTAGCCCATTCTTTTAACTTAACTATTATCTCTGGATGACATTCTACTATTGTGTGAGATTTAGGTTTTCTTGCTTGTATTGCGTTTGAAAGTATACCCATGCCAAAACCTAACTCTAAAACATCGTCACCCTCACTAACTGCTAATTCAGCCATTTTATTCATAATAGGCTCTTCCCAGTTCATCATAACCTCATACATTTTATTGTCATGAGGATTTGTCCAGCATATACTATCATTATTAAATGTTAACGTAGATGATATATAATCAGATGACTTAAACATTATTTACAATTACATTTATTAGATTTACACTCTTCAATTTCAGCTTTTAATTCTTTTACAGCTTCTATTAGTATACCAACCATGTTACCATATGATACTGAATAATGACCATCTGATTCTCTTTGATTAACAACTTCTGGTATTACATCCAATACTTCTTGAGCTATAACACCCATCATTCTTTTATCAGTAGAGCCTTCGTCAGTTCTTTTAAATGTAACACCTCTTAGTTTATTTACTTTATCTAAAGCATTAGGTATTGTTTCTATTTCATCTTTAACTCTAGCATCTGAATAAGCGGCTATATCATGTGAAGCGTATATAGATATATTACTTACATTGCCATTAACATCTAAAGTATAATCAGGTGTACTATCATTTATACCTATTCTACCAGCATCAGTAACAGTAAATCTTTCAGATCCCATATATATTCTAAATCTATCAGAATCAACTCTATATGTTTGTAAAGATGTTGATGCGGCTTCAAATTGACTACCTTGACTACCACTTGTGAAGTTAAGTTTTACATGTGAATTAAAAAATTGTTGACCACTGAATGTTTTGCTACCAGATATAGTTTGATTTGTGTTTGTAGTTACATCACCACTACCACCTGCTGATCCATTTGCTGCGGCTGTTACTCTACCTTTAGCGTCTACGGTTATATTTGCATTAGTATAAGATCCTGCTGTTACTCCAGAATTTTTTAATGATAATCCAGATAAAGACGTGTTGTGTGCCCAAGAAACCCCAGAAATATCTCCACCATCTCCAATTGATATTACTTGGTCGTTATACGAAAGAGTTTTTGCAGTACCCCAATTACTAGCACTTAAACCTGCTTGGTAATGGCGGATTGTATATGAATTTTTATCAAAAGCTAAAATGTTAGCAGCGCCACCAGAACTATCTGAATAAGAGTTTAAGAGAAGAACATCTTGCCAGTCAGTTCCTGTACTAGTACCATCTTCTAAACCTTCTCTAGCTGAGAAGAATATTCTCATATCATCACTGTAATTCAAATCTTCTGGAGCCATATCTCTATCGTCAGTAGCATTTAGATTACGCACTGATCCAGTTGAAGTTACATAACCAGCAGAAGCATGGTTACCCCAACCATATGCTGTGTCCCAATTTGATTTGTTATAACCTGAAGCCGTAATTGTTCCTGCAAAAGTTGCATTTTGAGAATTATCTATAGTTAATGCTTTTGTTAAAGTTGTATTATTACCCGTTGCTAAATACATTCCTAACGCACCACCACTTCCTTCATCATAAACACCTATACTTGCTGCT